TCGCGCTGAGCCCCGCCGCCGCCGCGAAGCTCACGCCGTCGAAGGAAAGGTCGCGGTCGTGATCGGTGAAGCCGAGCCGCGCCCCGTCGCCGCGCGTGAGCTTCCAGCAATGGCAAAGCGTCGTCGCCCCGCCCGCGAGATGCGCGGCGAGGGCCGGTGAAAGCGTTTTCATGGATGAAGTCTCTTTCAAAAATGCCAACCTCATCCTGAGGAGCGAACGAAGTTCGCGTCTCGAAGGATGAACCCACACCCCTCAACCGCACATAGGGCGAGTGGTTCGCCTACACCCTGATCTCCACCACCGGAATGTTCGGCACCGATCCCGCCTCGAAGGCGGCGAGATTGATCTCGAGGAAATCCGTGTCGAACCGCACGGGCACGTCGAAGGCGAAGCCCGCCGTCACCGCCGCGCCGGGCGGCGGAACGCTTCCCGGCAGGAACGTGACGACGCCCGCCGCCGGATCGACCGTGAAATGCGCGCCTTCGGATTTCTCGGCGCCCGCCACCGCGACCCGCACGCTGCCCGCGACCGGCTTGCGGATCGGCCGGGCATGGCTCGCCCCGCCCGACGCATAACTCTTCACGAGCTGGAACGTGGTCCGCGCGCCGTCGCCTGCGCCGATCGCCTGGTCCGAAGCCGAGATCGCCGCGCCCGGCGCGCAGGATTTCCAGTCGGCGCGGTCCTTCCAGCGGAAACCGTGCAGCCGTCCCGCCCGCGCCTCGAAAAAGGCGATCAGCTCATGCACGTCGTCGAGGCTCGCGAGCCCCGTGCCCGCATTGTAGCGCCGCCGCGATTGCGCCCAGGGCGTGTTGCGCTCCTCCGCGCCCGAACCGAGCGTCACGATCTCGGTCCGCCGTTCGGGCCCGCCCGTCGCCCCGAAGGCGACCGCCAGCGGAAATCGGATCTCGTGAAAGGCCATGGGATGTCCTCGTCTTCATCCTTCGAGACGGGCCTTCGGCCCTCCTCAGGATGAGGTCTGTACAAATCGAGCCCTCATCCTGAGGAGCCGCGAAGCGGCGTCTCGAAGGATGAAGCCACGGGGCACGCGCCTAGAGATTCCGCGCGCCGCGCGCCGCCACGCGGTTGAGCATCGCCGCGATCTGCGCTTCCGAGCGGCGAAAGCTCTCCGCATCCGCCGCCGTCACGTTGAAATGGATCTGCACTGCCGCCGGTCCGCCCTCCGCCGCGACGCCGAGCCGCCCGTCGCTGCCGCGCCGGAGCGGCAGGATCGCCTCCGCGCCCGCCTCGCCCGCGAGCCCGACGCCGTTCTCCAGCGGAAAGAGCATCGGGCTGTTGAGAACGCCGCCCTTCGCGAAGGGCTTGATGCGCCCGCCGGCGATCACGTTGCCGTCGGCGCTCGCGAAAAGCGCGCCGAGCGATCCGGCGAGGGAACCGCCCGCCGAATTCGCCAGCGACTTCATCGCGCCGTTGAGGGCGAGCTGCGAGAGATCGAGCGCGAGCTTCTTCAGTGTGTCGGACAGCGAACGTCCCTTCAGCGCCACGCTGTCGAAGGCGCGCGTCAGCGCCGAGCCGAAATCGCGCCCGCCCGCCGCCGCGCGGCGATAGCTGTCGGTGACGCCGGACAGCGTCCGCGAGGTCTCGACGCCGAACTGCGCCGTCGCCGCCGTCGCCGCGTCGAGCGCCCGCGCGAGCGCCGCCGGATCGTTTGGATCGGTCATCCTCTCTCCTGTTCTCTCTTCTTCCGGGAGCCCAAAAACCAAAACCTCATCCTGAGGAGCCGCGAAGCGGCGTCTCGAGGGATGACTTCACCGGCACATCGCCCTGACCGCGTCGCGCAGCGTGCCGTAATCCGCCATGAAGCGTCCCGTCGTCGAGCCCGGTCCCAGCCGGTCGAGCTCGTCGGCGGCCTGCGCCTGCTCCTCGCGCGAATAGACGCGGAGCGGCGGGCAGGCGCGGTCAGAAACTCCCGTCGCGCAGCCGGCGAGCGGCGTCAGACTGATCGCGAGGACCGCGAGCGAGCGCATCGCTGATCGCATTCTGTCTCTCCAGTTCCTGGCTGAGCCGTCGCGCTTCCGCGCGGCGGTCTGCCCAGAAGAAGGCCGCGACCGCCGCGCCGAATTCCGCGGCGAGCGCCACGCATTTCGCAATGAGCTCGATCACGACGACGCCCCGCCTTCGGCGACATGGAGCCGCGCCTCGATCATCCGCGTCAGTGCCGGTCCATCGAGCCCCAGCGCCTTCACCGCCTCGGGCACATGCAGCGCCGCGTAGTTCGCCGCCTCGGCGACGAGCTCGCTCTTCACGGAGAGCGTGCCATGCGCCTCCCCCGCCGCCTTGAGCTTTGCGCCCGCAAAGGCGATCCCCATGCCGAGCGCCTTGTCGAGGATCTGCCCGAGTTCGCCGTCGCGCTTCGCCTTGAGGAGCGCGCAGAGCTTCGCCACCGCATAGGAGGCGAGCGCCGTCAGCGCCGCCAGGACAAGCTCGTTCACAAGCGGCATGAGCGCCGCCACATCGATCGTGTGCATCTATGGCTCCTGTCTTTGATCGGGAAATCGCTCGAGAAGCGCGTCGAACTCGACGCGCGTCGGTGAATGCGGGTCCGGGAGCGGCATCGCGCCACTCGCTGCCGCGAGCTCCGGCAGCGTCATGCGCCAGAAGTCCCGCGGCGCAAGGCGCAGATGTCCGAGCCCGATCTCCATCGCGCGCGCCCAGGGAAAGCGTTTCATGCGGTGACGGCCGCCCCGCCGCCGAAAGTCGCGGTCAGGAGATCGGCGACGATGGCGACATAGCCCGCCGCGCCGCCCTCCGCGCTCATCTGCCTGACCTCCTCGTCCGTCACCTGCGCGCCCGCGCCGCGGAGCCCTGCGCCGATGACGCGGATCGCGTCGCGCGCCGAGATGCGTCCCGTCTCGAAGCGTGCCGCCAGCGCCAGCATGTCCTCGCCGCCGAACGCGTCCTCAAGTTCCGCCAGCGCGCCGAGCGTGAGCACCAGCGTCCGCCGCTCGCCGCCCAGCACCGCCTCGATCTCGCCCCTGTGCCTGTTCGCCATCCGTATCGCACCTCCTCATCCCGAGGAGCGGACCGAAGGTCCGCGTCTCGAAGGATCACAGCGCCGCGAAGCTCAGCGCGCCCGCCGACTCGAGCGAGAGGTCGAACGTCACCTCGCCGTCGTGCTCGCCCGCGAATTCGAGCGCGGTGATCTGGAACGGCCCTTCGACCGTGCCGAAATCGGGGATGACGACCTGCCAGGGCCTGATCGCGCTGTCGAAGAAGATCTGCCGCACGCTCGCATCCGACGCCTGGTCGCGGAAGATGCCGCGCCCGGCAATGCTCGCCGAGCGCACGCCCGCGCCCTCGAGAAGCTCGCGCCATCGCCCCGCGGAATCCGCGTTCGTCGCATCGACGCTCCGCGCATTGAAGGCGAGCGAGCGCGAACGCAGGCCCGCCATGGTGACGAAGCTCCCCGTTCCGCCCGCGTCGAGTTTCACGAGCAGGTCCTTGCCTTTCTGTGCCGCCATGGAAAACTCCTAGCTCCGTTCGGTGACGGCGCGGAAGCGGATCGTCCCGCGCCAGGTAAGGCCGTCGCTCTCGCGCCGCGTCTCCGCGTCGAGGAAACGCAGATTGACGAGCCGCCGGCCTTCGACGGTGAGGCCCGCGTCGTGCAGCGCAGCGTTGAGCGCGCCGAGGATCGACTTCGCCTCCGTGCGCCCACCCGCCCGCGACCAGACGTTGAAGGTCAGGCGATGCTCGGCCCCGCGCGCCTCGTCCGCCTCATAGGCGGTGACGAGCGCGTCGCCGAGCGTCACATAGGGAAAATCCGCGTCGCCCGGCACGGCGTCGTAGATGCGCGCGCCGATGAGCGCGCCGAGCGGCGCGTCGGACATCAGATGCGCATAGATCGCCCGCTGCAGGGCGAGATCGGCGTCGACGCTCATTCGCCCCTCCCCCTGCAATCGAGGGTGAGCCAGCGCCGCGTGCCCTCGCTGTCGGACACGCCCTCGATATCGAGCACGCGCCCGCGCCATCTGAGGCGCATGTCGTGCTTCACGTCGGGGCGGTAGCGGATGATGACGCGGAAAGGCTCGCTCGGCTCGAGTCTGTCGGCATTATAGAGTTCGGAGCCCTTGAACGAGCTCACATCGGCCGCGACCGTCGCGAGCGCCGTCCACGAATAATAGACGCCGCCCGCCCCGTCGCTCGTCCTCTGCGGCGCCTCGATGGTGACGCGCTGGCGCAGCCGTCCGATCGTCGTCACAGCCTGATCCTCCGGTAGGGCGCGACGAGCGCCGCGACGGTCATGGGAATGTCGGCGGGCCCGAGGCCGAAGGCGATGGGCGCGCGCGTCTCGAACCAGTGCGCGACGAGCATCAGGATCGCCTGGCGGAGCGGCGCCGGCACATCGGCCGCGACGCCATAGCCCGCGCGGAAATCGATCGCGATGCCGCCCGCGAGAAGCGCGGGCTGCGGCAACGCGGTGTCGCGTTTCGGGAGAAGGCGCGGCGGCTCATGCGCGAGATCGGCCTCGTACTGCGCGGCCTCCAGCGTCTCCTCGCCGCCGAGCGTCGCGACGGTGAGCGCATCGACCGCCGCGACGGGCGCGAGCGGCAGCGCGATCTCGCGCTTCGGCCAGCGGTCGAGCGCGAGCCGCCAGCCCTGCGTCACGAAGGCGCGCCGCGTCTCGGCCTCGAGCATCGCCCGCGCCGCGGTGACGAGCGCCGTCACCAGCGCGTCCTCCTCCGTCCCGTCGAGACGCAGATAGGCCTTCGCCTCGGCAAGCGTCACCGGCTCCTCGGCGGGGCCCGCCGTCAGGATGAGTGTCATGATGCTTCTTTCAGATTCGATGTTGTGTCACCCCGGCTTGATGCCGGGGTGACAGTCGCCTCAGACCACCGGCTTCACCGCCGCCTTCGACAGCACGGCGAGCGCCGCCACCGGCGTTCCGTTCGCATGCGTGCCGGTGAGCGCGAGCGAGATGCGGCTGTAGCGTGCATTGCCCGCATAGCCGATGCGGTACTCCTTCTGCGCCTTCGCCGCCGCGTCGACGGTCGCGAAGACGCCCGTGGCGGACACCGGCCCGCCATGCACGGCCCTCGCGTCGGTCACCGCCGCCCAGTTGCTGCCGTCCTCCGACGCCTCGAGCTTGACGTCGGTCTTGAGCGTCGGCGACAGCGTGTCGCCCGAGGCGCCGAAGAGCACGATGTGCTCGACGGTCGAGAAGCCCTGCGCGTCGACCGGCGCGCCCGTGCGGGCGGCGGTGGTCGTCGCCGGATCGAGCGTCTGCACCGTCTTGATGTTGTGGTGGATGTCTTTCATCTGGTGCCTCCTCAGGCCGTTCCGAACTTCAGGAGCTTCAGCGCCTCGAAGTTCTGCACGCCGCCGCCCACGCGCTTCGTCGTGTAGAAGAGCACATAGGGCTTGGCGCTGTAGGGATCGCGCAGCACGCGCACGCCGATGCGGTCGACGATCAGATAGCCGCGCTTGAAATCGCCGAAGGCGATCGCCGTCGCATCCGTCGCGATCGACGGCATGTCCTCCGCCTCCGTCACCGGATAGTTGAGCAGCGTCGGCGGCGCGCCGGCGGCGAGCCCCGGCTGCCAGAGATAGTTGCCCTCCGCATCCTTGAACTTGCGGATCACGCCCTGCGTCGCGCGGTTCATCACGAAGCGCGCATTGCCGCGATAGCCGGCCTTCACCGCATAGATGAGGTCGATGAGCACGTCGCCCGGATTGGACGCCGGAAAGCCGCCCGCCGTGCCGGTCGCGAGATAGCCGAGCTTGCCGTGAACCCAGGAGGCGTTCGCGACCTTCGCATAGGAGAGGAAGCCGCGCGGGCGGCGGATGCCGTCGCCGTTGACGAAGGCCGCGCCCTCCTGCTCGGCGAAGGCCGTCTGCACTTCCTCGGCGAGCCACTGGTCGATATTGACCGCCGCGTCGTCGAGCAGCGTCGAGGTCGCCGCCGGCATCGCATAGAGCTCCATCGCCGGGAATTCGAGCTCGGAGAGCTGCGGCGCGGCCGTCTCGACGCGCGCCTCGCTCTCGCCGACCCAGCCCGAGGCCGGGCCCTGCGTCGTGAACGGCTTCTTGTAGCTCGCCGCGCCGATCTGGCGCACGCCCGCGATCGCGCGGATCGGCGAGGCGTCCGAGACGATGCGGTCGATGAGCCTTTCCGTCTCCGCCGGCACGAGATAGCCGCCGTCGGGATCGGACTGCGCCGTGAGCGCCTTCGCCTCGAGCACGCGCAGCTCCGGCGCCTCGCCCTTCCTCATATAGAAGTCGAAGGCGCGCTTGTGCTCGCGCCGCGCCGGATCGAGCCGCGTCCGCGCCTCGCCGCCGAGTTCGGGCCGCGCGAGCGACAGCGCCAGCTCGTCCACCGTCTTCTTCTGCCGGTCGAGGGCGCGGTTGATGCGCTCGACCTTTTCTTCCGTGACGACGTCGGCCGTCAGCTTCTTCTCGATCTCGGCCAGCCGTTCGTCGTTCGCTTCCTTGAAGGCCTCGAAGGCGCCCAGGAACTCGTCCATCGCCTCGCGAACCTCATGCGCGTCCGGCCGCAGGCTCTTCGTCTCGCCCGCCTTCAGCGCCGTCCCGATGCGCGGGACGCCGTCCATCCATGCACTCATGGTGCTCTCCTCTCTCAATGTCTGAAAATGTCGGCGGCGGCGCGGATCGCCCGCGCGGTCGCGTCTCCCGGCATTCGTTCCGGTCTCCGGCGCATCGTCGCGTCCCGCGTGTTGAGCGCCTTGTAGCCCGCCGCGATGATGAGGCGGGCATCCGAACGGCTGAAGCCCGCGTCCCGCGTCAGCCAGCGTTCGAATTCGCGTTCCGTCGGCCGCGCGGCCTTGACCGCGCTGATGCGCGCCTCGGGCAGCATCGGAAAGGTCACGACGGAGATTTCCCAGAGATCGACCTCGATGAGCTGGCGCAGCCCGGTCTTCGCGTCGGCCTTCGCCTTGACGACGTGATAGCCGATCGAGAGCCCGTCGATCGCGCCCGCGCGCATCAGGCTCAGCACCTCGCGCGAGCGGCCGACATCGGGCAGCAGCTTCCCCTCGACGAAGAGGCCGCGCATGTCCTCCCGGAGCTTCAGCCAGACGCCGATCACCTCGTTCGGATCGTGCTGGTAGAGCATCTTGATGCCGCGCGGACCGCGCTTCGAAAGCGAGGAGCGGAAGGCGCCCGGCATCACCACGTCGCGGCCGAGATCCTCCGCGCCGAAGAGCGACGCATATCCCTCGAAGCTCCCATCCTCGCGCACGCTCTTCATGTCGAAGCGCGTCGCCTTCTGCTCCGATCGCCGATGCTGTTCCACCTGACCTCCTGAAAATAAAAAAGGCGCCCCAGGGGCGCCTTTGCGTCTTGATCTAAAAAATCGTTCAACGAGAGATGTCTCTCTATCGTTGTTCAAGGTACTTCAGGAATTGTATCTGCTTTTACATTCGTCACAATTCGCAACTGTCCGCATACTATCTCACTGCTGTCGTTGACTATCGCCTTAACCAGTACAATGCCGCTTTTTTCGACTACCCAATTATAAGTGGTGATTCGCGAAATAATCCCAAACAACGGCAATCCATTGATCTTCGATTCCTCAACTCCTTTCTCAATAACCTCCCGTGACACGTCATGTTTGAGAATGGGTTCGTCTGACCACGGCACCGTTACCAAAAACTGAAGGGAGGTCACGGGGGCAACAACCGCCCCATGAAAACGAAAATATATAGACACCTTCGGTATCGAGGTCGGAACCTCGGCAACAACCACATTATCGGGAAAAATCCCCACTAGCGTATCAGTACCGGCCTTCTCCTCTCGGACGTCGTCACAGAACAGCGCAACCACCTGAGGAGA